AGAAATATATGCAGAAATAATTCATAAGTGGGCAGGAAAGCCATTCTTTGATTTAGATGGTAATAAGCTACAAAGACTTACTAAACAAGAAATGTACAGGTATGGATTAGAAGTTAGCCAATATTTTTATATTATGGATTTAGGTGTTAAAGATATTACTTTAGATGATTTCCACGAAGCAGTTGAAAAATACGGAGTTAAGTTTGACACAGTAACAACCGACCCTTTTAACGAAGTAAAGCACGATTTACACGGCGAACAACGAGATATGTATATGGCTCGGGTTTTAGGTAAGATAAGAATGTATGCAAGGGAATATAACTACCACCATACAATTATAATGCACATAGCAAGGGAATTAGGGGCAAAGGTAGTAGATGAACAAACTGGGATTAAATATTACCCTCCTGCAGACCCAAGATACATAGATGGTGGCGAAACATCCTTTCGTAAGGGTGAGCAAATGATTTGTGTATGGAGACCACCATTTGGAGTTTCTAAAGATGGAAACACTTATCAGGGCAATGAAGTAAAGATAATAGTACAAAAGGCTAAGCCAAAGGGAGTAGGAGAAATAGGTGAAGCTACATTATTCTTCGATAAGTGGAAAAATTGCTACTATGAAGAAATTAATGGAACTAAGAGTTATTGTGGAAATTATGTTACATTTGAAAAACCAACTATTTTACCATTTTAAAAACCAAACCAAAAATTATGAAACAAATTAACTTATTTGGGAATCAATTTAAAGAAGATGAAGGCGAAAAAAAGTATTCATCAAAAATTGATACACCTATTTACGAAATTAGAAATTCTAAGCCACATATCTTAGAGTTAGTAAACAAAGAAAAAACCAATAGACTTATTAGAGAAATTAACAACTCTAATGTATCTAGCGAAGAAAAAACCTTTTTAATTGATGCAGCAAAAAGGCACAATGTTTTTAATTACGAAAAGATTGCTGAATATTATGCAAATTCTAGTAAAGAGATGCAAAATCTAATGGAGCATTCAGCTTTAGTAATAATTGACTTTGAAAGAGCCATTCAATTAGGTTATGTTAGATTATGTGAAGAAATTAAAACTCAATATTTAGAAGAATATGGAGACTAAAGACTTTGCTGTATTTATTATGGTTTATGGTAGACCAGATAAAAATTGGACTTACGATACTTTAAAAAGATGTGGATATAGTGGAAAGATATTTCTTGTGGGTGATAATACTGATTCTACAATAGAAGGCTATAAAAAAAAGTATGGTGATGAATTATTAGTATTTGATAAAAAGGAAGTTTCTAAAAAATATGATTCAGGGGATAATAGTGGTGATTTAAGAAGCACAATGTATTCAGCTAATACAATATTTCAACTTGCAAAAGACAATGGCATTAAATACTTTTGTTTAATGTGTGATGATTACTATTGTTTAAGTTATCGATACGATACAGGTTCAAGGGTTATTAAAAAGAGATTAGATTTTGTGTTTGATAAAATAATTGATTTTTATAAATCAACAGACATTAAAACAATAGCATTTTCTCAAGGTGGAGACCATATTGGCGGGTTTAATGGCAAATTTAGAAGAAAGGCAATGAATTCTTTTTTTTGCTCAACGGATAGACCATTTGAATTTATGGGTAGATTAAATGAAGATGTTACTACTTATGTTAATTTAGGTAGTAAAGGAAATATATTTTGTACATTTCCTTTTATACAATTAGACCAAAAAGACACACAAAAAACTAAAAGTGGCTTAACAGAAGTTTATAAAGATAATGGTACTTATGTAAAGTCTTTTTTCTCTGTAATGTATAATCCTTCATCGGTTAAGGTAAGTGTAATGAATGCAACAAACAAAAGAATACACCACGCAATTAAATGGATAAATACTACTCCAATGATTTTAGACCCTAAACACAAAAAAATATGAAAGAAAAATTATTAGAAGCATCTTACTTTTATAGAAGTTATTACATAAAAGTAGAACACAAATGTGGATTTGCAGTAAAATATAAGTATTCTAACCTTTTTGAATGCTATTACGATGTAATGTACGATAGGTTAGAAATATTAAAAAAATGCAATGTTAAAAAAGATATAAACTTTTATGCTATTGATGATAGTGATGAAAACGATATATTTTGGTTTAGTGTTGATATTAATGACCATAAATCAATTTTAAAATATCTTATGGGTTGTATAGATAGTCATTTAGACCAATGAAAATAGATGAATTTGCTAAATATTCGGAAGCAAGGCTTTTTAGTTTAGAATTATTTGAGCAATTACCTATTCATAACTTATCTTCGCAATATTATGTAGAAGCATTAAGAGAAATAATAAACCTAATAAACCCAGTACAAGATAAAAAGTTTATATTGAGCAATGAGAAAGTTACACGAGTTAAGTGAGCCATTAAAGGCTATTTTACAAGATGAATTAGATAAAAGGATTCCAAAGACTGATTTTAGACAAGCTACTTTGTTTAGGATAGCAGATTTACTTTGTGTGATGCAAATAAAGCTATTAGAGGCAAACAAAACTAAATTAGGTACAAAGACCTACCAAGATAATTTAACTGCTTTAGAAACGCTTAATTTGGCTTTTACGATATTGACTGATTTGCAAGGAGAGAATTTGCTTTTACGAAGTGAATTATTAACTTTGAGGCACGAAGCGGAAATAATTATAGCAGAATTGACTGAAAGAGTTAAAACGCTGGAGATGATAGATGACTTATAAAAGATGTATAGGTGGGATTGATAAGATTTAACACCTGTAAATATTACAAAGGTTCTAATGTCTTGTTTTTTAACGAATTAACTGGACAAAGTGAATGAAACTTTACTAAAAAATTATGCAAACATTTAACAAGCACTAAAAAAACATTTAACATTTGTGGCTCACTTTTGATACGAATTGAGCCGTATTTATACGAATAATGAGCTTTATAATTCCCAAAATGGGAACTAACATTTAACAATATGAGTTTAATCTTTATAATATTAGCAGCTATTTGTAACTCGGTAATGGATGTTCTATCTACCAGGTACTATATTTCTATATTTGGAAACTTTAAAAATAGGCAATTTTGGGATTGGAATATTAGTTGGCGAAACAAATGGTCTTGGGGCGAGAAAGAAAATGGCGAGAAGTTTTTTTTATCTTCAACTATGCTTTCGTTTTTAACGGATGGTTGGCATTTATTTAAAGCCTTGATGTTACTTTTTATTTCTTTAGCTATTGTAACTTACAAACCTATATTTGGGTATTTTGATATAATTCTATTCTCTATTATTTGGGGAGTAGTGTTCGAGATGTTTTACACTAAATTACTTTTAAAATGACACCAAAAGAAAAAGCAAAAGAATTAGTAGAAAAATTTAACGAGTATACAGTTAAAGCTATAAAATATTTTGCTAATGGTAAAATTAAGGAATGTAAAGAAGATGCTAAAGAATGTGCATTAATTGCATTAGAACAATTAATAGAGCAAGAAAATAGGTATAATAATGGTAGTTTTTATCCTTCAAAATATTGGATAGAAGTTAAAGAAGAAATAAACAAGCTATGAGTACAACAATCTTAAAGAAAAAATTAGATACTATTTTCTCTACTTATATTCGTTTAAAGTACGCTGATGAAGACTTAAATGTTAAATGCTTTACTTGCGACAAAGTCTATCATTACAAAAAGATACAAAATGGACACTTCTATTCAAGGGGTATTTTAAGTTTAAGGTGGGACGAACAAAATTGTCGCCCCCAGTGCTACGGATGTAATATTGCTCAAAAAGGCAATTATATCGAATATTATAAAAGACTTGAAAAAGAAATAGGTAAGGGTGGTATGGATTTTCTTGAACACAAGAGACACCAGGTAAAAAAGATGGGTAAGTTAGACTATCAGGAGTTAATTGACCTGTACACACAGAAAGTAGCTGATTTATAAAAATATATTACCTTTGTAAAATGAAAACCGAATTAGTAAGTATCAAATTAGTAAAGTCAAACCCTAATAATCCACGAATTATTAAGGATGATAAGTTTGCAAAATTAGTAGCATCAATTAAGGAGTTTCCAAAGATGCTTGAAATAAGACCAATTGTTGTAAACGATGATATGATAGTCTTGGGTGGTAATATGAGGCTTAAGGCTTGTATTCACGCTGGATTAAAAGAAGTGCCAATTATTAAAGTTACAGATTTGACAGAGCACGAGCAAAAGCAGTTTATTATTAAAGATAATGTAAGTGGTGGCGAATGGGATTGGAGTATGTTAGCTAATGAATGGGATGCAGAAGAACTTGATGCTTGGGGATTAAATGTACCAAATTGGTCAATAGGGCACGATGTTAACAATATGACTGATGAAGAAGTAAATTTAGAAGAACAATTTGACCCAATTGGTTTAAGTAATGGTCAGCAAAGAGTAGTTTTTATATTTGATGGACCTGATGAAGCAGAAAGTTATTTAAATTCTATAAAAGTTGATTTTGTAAAAAGAAATATGGCATGGCAAGTAAATTTAAGTACCCAGTCTATATAATTTCAAAAGGCAGAGCATATAATCCATTAACAGCAAAAAACTTTGAAGAATCAGGTATTGATTATTTAATTGCAGTTGAACCACAAGAAGAAGAAGATTATATAAAAGCACTTGGAAAACATAGAGTATTAGTATTACCTTTTTCTAATTTAGGTTTAGGAAGCTATCCTGCAAGAAATTTTTGTTGGGAAGACGCAAAATTAAAAGGTTATAAATATCATTGGTTGTTTGATGATAATATACAATATTTTGCTAAATGGATAAATGGGAAGAGAAAAAAAATACAAGATATTAAAGATGCTTTTTTATTTGTAGAGCAAAATGCTAATAAAACAAATGTAGATATATCAGGTTTTGAAGAACCAAATTTTGTAGTTAAACCACCAAAAAAACCATTTAAATCAAATTGCCACGTTTATTCAGCTATGTTAATAAAAAATAACTTACCATTTCGATGGAGGTTAAAATATAACGAAGATGTTGATTTATGTTTACAAGTTTTGCATAATGGTGGTACTACATCAAGTTGTGTTTATTATATGGCTGATAAAGTAAGTACTGCACAAAAAATGAAAGGTGGTAACCAAACAGAACTATATAAAGGGAATGACCCTAAAAAAAACTTATTAAAAGCTAAAATGTTAGAAGCCGTTTGGCCTCAATATGCTAAAACGGTAATAAGGTTTAATAGGCATCATCATTTAGTTGATTGGAGAATATTTAATAAAAAAAAATAATATGGCATATAAAACACAGGAATTAGAGAAGAAGTCTTTAGAGGCAATAGATAAGCATAAATTGTTCTTTATTGAGGATGTAGTGGCTTTTTTGCCTTGCGATAAGACTACTTTTTACAATCATAAATTGCACGAATTCCACACAATAAAAGAAGCGCTTGAAAAAAACAAAGTTGAGATTAAAACATCAATGCGTTCAAAATGGTATAAAAGCGAAAACCCAACTTTACAAATGGGATTATATAAGTTAATCGGAACACCTGAAGAAGCCGAACGATTGGGTACTACTTTAAAACATACAGGCGGTATGGATTTAGGTATTACTTTTAATGAAACCAAAACCTATGATACTAACGAAGAAGCAGACTAAAGCACTCGATAGATTAGAAGACAACAAAACAAGCGAGGTTATATTTGGAGGAGGGGTAGCAGGAGGCAAATCAGCACTTGGTGTTTATTGGATTATTAAATGCTGCTTAAAATATCCAGGCTCTCGATGGTTAATGGGTAGAGCAGTTCTCAAGACTTTAAAAGATACTACCTTAAATTCGTTCTACGATGTTTGTAAACTGCAAGGTATAAAGTCAGGGCAACATTATATTTATAACGCTCAATCTAATATAATTACATTCTCAAATGGTTCGGCTATTTACTTAAAAGATTTGTTTCAATATCCTTCAGATGTAAACTTTGATGAATTAGGTTCACTTGAAATTTCAGGAGCATTCATTGACGAATGCAATCAAATAACGGAAAAGGCTTGGAATATTGTTAAATCTCGTATCAGGTATAAACTAACGGAGTTTAATATAATACCAAAGATGTTAGGCACTTGCAACCCTGCTAAAGGATATGTTTACAATAACTTCTATAAGCCTACTAAAGATAAAACAATCGGAGAAAGCAAAGCCTTTATTCAATCTTTAATAACAGATAACCCTTATATTTCAGAGCATTACATCCATTCACTTCAATCGTTAGATAAAGTTAGTAAGGAGCGTTTATTATTTGGTAACTGGGAATACGATGACAATGACAATGCTTTAATACAGTACGATAAGATAATTGACTTATTTACTAATGAGCATATTCCAAATGGTAAAGGTTATATCTCTGCGGATATTGCAAGATTTGGTAAGGATAAAACTTTGATAATGGTATGGTCAGGCTTTAGGGTTACGGAAGTACATAAGCTATCTCAAAAGTCCACAACCGAAGTAAGTGCATTTATTAAACACCTGGCAAAGAAGCATTCAATCCCTTATTCACAGATTATTGCGGATGAAGATGGCATAGGTGCGGGAACGGTTGACCAGCTTTCTATAAAAGGATTTGTTAACAATAGCAAAGCATTAACAGGAAATTACATTAACTTAAAATCGGAGTGCTATTACAAGTTAGCTGAAATAATTAATCAAGCTGGAGTATGGGTAATGACTGAAGATGTAACTATTAAAAAGGAATTAACCGAAGAACTTGAATGGGTACAAAGACACAATGCTGATAAGGATGGTAAACTTGCGGTGCTACCAAAGGACAAAGTTAAAGAACATTTAGGTAGGTCTCCCGATATAAGTGATGCCTTAATGATGCGTATGTGGTTTGAACTAAAGAAGTTTGACTTTGTAGTAATGTAAAAGTTATCTAAAATTATCGTAAATTTGTAAAAATAATTGCTTATGAATCTCATACAAAGAATTAAAGCTGCTTTTATTCCTTCTCAAGGTAGTGATGCAGGTAACAAATACAATCAATCTTTATTCTCTTATTTTAACGGAATATTCTTTAACATCCCTAACAACCCAAGAGCGTATGTAAGGAGTGGTTATCAAGGCAACCCTGATGTATTTGCTATTATTAATATGATTGCTAAAAAGGCTGCTTCAGTTCCTTTCTATGTTTACGAAATTGACAACGAAAAGAGTTTCAATAGAACAAAAAACAATCCTATTAACTTACTTAAAAAAGGATTAACGGAAGTTGAGGGAACGGATTTAAACAGGCTAATTGCAAGACCTAACGAGATGCAAAGCCAACAGGAGTATATCGAATCTATGGTTTCATTTCTTGAAATTACTGGTAATGCTTACTCTTATAAGTTTATGCCTGAAGTGGGAAGAAACAAAGGTGTACCAACTAAATTATATCCTTTACCATCACAATTTACACAAATCATAGGTAGTGGAACTTTTGAGCCAATAAGTGCTTATAAGTTACAAATAGGAAACCAAGAGATAGAGTTTAAAGTAAACGAAGTAAACCATATTAAGTTCTTTAACCCTGATTATAATGTAAGTGGTAATCAACTTTACGGAATGAGTCCTTTAATGGCTGCTTGGGAAACTGTTTCAAGTTCAAACGAGGGTACAAGAGCAAAAGCCAAAGCATTTATTAATGGTGGTGCAGCAGGTCTTTTATTTAGTGGCGATAAGGATGCAATGCTTGATGGCGAGCAAATTAGCAAGATTAACCAACAAATTGACACTAAACTTACAGGTGCAGACAACTATAAAAGAATTGTAGCTACTAACGGTATTGTGGATTACAAGCAAATCGGAATGTCTCCAGCAGATTTAGAGATTATCAAATCAATCGGAGCGGATAGAGATACACTTTGTAGAGTGTTTGGTGTAGACCCTATCTTAATGGCTACCGATTCTGCTTCTTATAACAATAAGGAAATGGCTTACAAAGGGTTAGTAACTAATACGGTTATTCCTATTCTTAATATGATTAGAGGTATGTTTAACGAGGTTGCTTTATACTACTCTTTGAGAGATGGTGTAGAATACTACATTGATTACGATGTTCAAGCGTTTCCTGAAATGCAGAAGGATATGGAGAAGATAGTCGCACAGATGAAAGAATCTTGGTGGATTACTCCTAACGAAAAAAGAGATGCAATGAATTACGATAGATTAGACCAAGAAGATATGGATAGAATTTTAGTTCCTGCTAACTTGACTTACCTGGATGAATTAGGAATGGCGGATAAAGCGTTATAATGACACAAGAAGAATTTGATACTAAACTCCAAAAGTATTTAGAGACTTACGGCTATCGTTTATTCTCTAAAGCCTTGAAACAATCTATTCAGCCTATTATAGATGCTTTAAACGAATCGGAATCGGTTGCGTTTACTAATTCTATTGCTGCAATGCTTTACAATGGTATTCCTATTGCAACGGCTATGCAAACTTTTTATAATACGGCTTGGAATAAACAATCACGAGGTTATGTTAAATGGCTTAAGGCTAACTTACCTCCTGAAGCGACAATAGGAGTAGGCTTTGAGAATCCTATTATGGATGCAGCTTTAAAAGATTACTTTAGCACAATAGGCGGACAACACATCAAGGATATTAACGCAACAAGTTTAAAAAGAATACAATCAGCATTCCAAACGGCTTTAGAAAACAACGAAGGCTTTAGAGGAGCAGAAAAAAGATTGATTAAAGAAGTAGGGATGTCAAAGACAAGAGCAAGATTAATTGCAAGGACTGAATCTTTAATGGTAACTAATGCTTCTAAATTTACTCAAAGTGAATTGATGCCTATTGAAATGGAAAAAACCTGGTTGCACGACCATCCAAAGATGCCGAGAGATTGGCACATAGCTTTAAGTGGAAAGACTATTGATTTAGATAAGAAGTTTAACGCTGATGGTAGAATGATGAAACATCCAGGAGACCCAGCAGGTGGAATAGAAAACAACGCTAATTGCAAATGTACGATGCTTACCAAAGCAAAGTTAGATAAGGAAAATAATATCATATATAAATAATTGCTAAAAAAGTTAGTATCTTTGTACTATCATAGTTTGGTGTTTTGGTTTTAGGGTGGGTAGGTAACTACTCACTCTTTTTTAAACACTATAAAAATAATCGCTTATGAAGAATATAAGTTTTAATAATTCAAATTCTATAAGACCAAATGTTTCATCAGTATAGCTACCATTTTTAATAGCCTTTACTAAAGTTTTGATTCGGTCTTCTCTTTCTTCTACTGACTTAAAGCCTGTAAAAGGTGTGTTTGGATTTGCTCCAAAAGTTACTGCTGAACCTTCCCAAAGTTTAACCTCGTAGATTTGCTCAACTTCTTCTTCCATATCCATAGTGGTTTCTACCGACTTTATTACTTGATAACCGATAGAATGTTGGGTTATTACACCATCTCTATAAAGTTTCAAAGCATCTTGTCCATAAGTAGTATCGCTCATTTTAGCTTCAAAGTACAAACCAAAGTTATCTTCTCTTAAAACCATTAGCTTTCCTAAAGGCTTGTAAGTATCGTGTTGCCATAAATAAGCAATTTCAGGCTTTGATGAGTCTGGTCCTCTTTCTGCGATAGTTTTTGTAAATGCACCAGGCATTATAACATCACCATCTAAGTCAATAGAATTAAATTGTGAGAAGTAACCTGTAACGATTCCCGTTGCTACATCCAAGTCTTTTATACTTGCATCGTAATTTTTGAAACTTATATTCTTCATAAGCGATTATTTTAAGTAGTGTTTAAAAAAGAGTGAGTAGTTGCCTACCCACCCTAAAACCAAAACACCAAACTATGATATACAAAGATACTAACTTTTTTAGCAATTATTTATATATGATATTATTTTCATCATCGTATTTAGCTTTTGTAAGCATTGTACACTTACAATTAGCATTATTTGTTAAGCCTCCATTAGGGTCTCCTGGATGTTTCATCATATATCCATTAGCATTAAACTTCTCGTTTAAATCAATAGTCTTACCACTTAATGTAACGTGCCAATCTCGTGGCATCTTTGGATGGTCGTGTACCCAAGTCTTCTCCATATAAATAGGCATTAACTCACTTTGAGTAAACTTAGAAGCATTAGTAACCATTACTGATTCTGTTCTTGCTATAAGCCTTGCCCTTGTTTTATTCATTCCTACTTCATTAATTAATCTTCTTTCTGCACCTCTAAAACCTTCGTTGTTATCTAATGCAGTTTGGAATGCTGATTGTACCTTCTTTAAACTTGTTGCGTTTATATCTTTGATGTGTTGCCCACCTATGGTCGAAAAATATTCTTTTAAAGCAGCTTCCATTATAGGATTCTCAAAGCCTATCCCAATAGTTGCTTCTGCAGGTAAGTTAGCCTTTAGCCATTTAACATAACCTCTTAACTGTTTATTCCAAGCAGTATTATAAAAGGTTTGCATAGCAATTGCAATAGGAACTCCTGTGTATAACATCCCAGAAATAGATTTAGTAAACTCAACCGATTCCGATTCGTTTAAAGCGTCTATGATAGGTTGTATAGATTCTTTTAAAGCCTTAGAATACAAACGATATCCGTAAGTCTCTAAATACTTTTGTAGTTTAGTGTCAAATTCTTCTTGTGTCATTATAACGCTTGGTCGCTCATTCCTAATTCATCAAGATAAGTCAAGTTAGTAGGGACTAAAATTCTATCCATATCTTCCTGGTCTAATCTATCGTAATTCATTGCATCTCTTTTTTCGTTAGGAGTAATCCACCAACTTTCTTTCATTTGGGTAACTATCTTCTCCATATCCTTTTGCATTTCAGGGAATGCTTGAACATCGTAATCAATATAATATTCTTTACCATCTCTCAAAGAGTAGTATAAAGCAACCTCGTTAAACATTGCTCTAATAAGATTTAGAATAGGCACTACTGTGTTTGTTACTAATCCTTTGTAAGCCATTTCTTTGTTGTTGTACGAAGCAGAATCAGTAGCCATTAAAATAGGGTCTACTCCAAACACTCTACATAAAGTATCTCTATCCGCTCCTATTGATTTAATAATTTCAAGGTCTGCTGGAGACATTCCAATTTGCTTATAATCCACAATACCATTGGTAGCTACTATTCTCTTATAGTTATCTGCGCCTGTAAGTTTTGTGTCTATTTGTTGGTTAATCTTACTAATTTGTTCGCCATCTAACATTGCATCTTTGTCTCCACTAAACAAAAGACCTGCTGCACCACCATTAATAAATGCTTTAGCTTTTGCCCTTGTACCTTCATTAGAACTTGAAACAGTTTCCCAAGCAGCCCTTAAAGGAGACATTCCGTATAATTGTTTACTATTAACATTATAATCAGGGTTAAGGAACTTAATATGATTAACCTCGTTTACTTTAAATTCTATTTCTTGATTTCCTATTTGTAGCTTATAAGCACTAATTGGCTCAAAAGTTCCGCTTCCTATAATTTGTGTGAATTGTGATGGTAAAGGATATAATTTAGTTGGTACTCCTTTGTTTCTTCCTACTTCAGGCATAAACTTATAACTGTAAGCATTACCAGTAATCTCAAGGAAAGAAACTAAAGATTCAATATACTCCTGTTGGCTTTGCATTTCGTTTGGTCTTGCAATAAGCCTGTTTAAATCCGTTCCTTCAACTTCCGTTAATCCTTTTTTAATTAAATTAATAGGATTGTTCTTTGTTCTATTAAAACTCTTTTTGTTATCTATCTCGTAAACATAGAAAGGAACTGAAGCAGCCTTCTTTGCAATCATATTTATAATTGCAAATACATCTGGATTGCCCTGGTATCCATTTCTTACATACGCTCTTGGATTGTTAGGTATGTTAAAGAATATTCCGTTAAAATAAGAGAATAAAGACTGATTGTATTTGTTACCTGCGTTTGAACCTTGAGTAGGTAAGATAGCAGCTTTAATTCGTTGAATAAGATTCATAAGCATTTATTTTTACAAATTTACGATAAATTTACATAACTACGAAGTCAAACTTCTTGAGTTCAAACCACATCCGCATCATTAAGGCATCACTTATATCGGGAGACCTACCTAAATGTTCTTTTACTTTGTCCTTTGGTAGCACCGCAAGTTTACCATCTTTATCAGCGTTATGTCTTTGCACCCATTCCAATTCTTCGGTTAATTCTTTTTTAATCTTTACATCTTCAGACATTACCCACACTCCAGCTTGATTAATTAACTCTGCTAACTTGTAATAGCACTCTGACTTTAAGTTAATGTAGTTACCTGTTAATGCTTTGCTATTGTTAACAAATCCTCGGCTACCAGAAATTTGGTCGCAGCATCCTCCGCCTACCCCATCTTCATCGATAACTATTTGCGAATTAGGGATTGAATGCTTTTTACTTAAATGTTTAATGTAAGCACTAACTTCGGTTGTTGCCTTTTGGGACAACTTATGTATTTCAATTACCCTAAAGCCTGACCAAACCATTATCAAAGTATTATCTTTACCAAACCTCGCTATATCGGCTGATATGTAACCTTTACCGCTTGGAATGTGTTCGTTAGTAAACATATCTATAATCCTATCGTACTCAATTAAAGCGTTATCGTTTTCATCGTACTCCCAGTTACCATAAAGTAACCGTTCCCTACTTTGATTGTCCAAAGTCTTTAAGGAATCAATATAGTGTGGAGATATAAAAGGATTGTCTACTGCTAATGCTTGAATAAATGCTTTGTCTTCTTGTAACTTACCTTCCTTGTGTGGCTTGTAAAAGTTATTATACACCCATCCTTTTGCAGGGTTGCAAGTGCCTAACATCTTTGGTATCAAACCAAATTCATCTATTTTATATCTTATTCGGGACTTAACAATATTCCAGGCTTTCTCGGTTATTTGATTACATTCATCTACAAATGCTCCTGTAATTTCTAAACTGCCTAATTCATCAAAGTGCGGGTCTGAAGGATATTGGAATAAATCTTTAAGTAAGATTGTCGAACCATTTTGAAAGGTAATGATATTGGATTGAGCATTAAACTGATAGTGAGTACCTGCTTTTAATCCTTGCATCCTTGCTACATCGTAAAAAGAATTAAGTGTAGTTTCCTTAAGTGTCTTTAAAACCGCTCTACCTATTAACCACCTCGAACCATCGTACTTTAAAGCATTCTTTAAGATAGAATAAACACCTAAAGCAGTCTTTCCACTTCCAGCACCACCACCATAAATAATCTCTTTAGTCTTATTGTCTTCGATTAACTCAATCGCTATGGTCTGTTTTTCCGATAGGTGCATAGGTTCTTATTTCTTCAAATACTATTTTGGCTTGTATAGGATTGTTTGCATCCCCTTCTAAAGTTGTTCTTGCAAGTTTAGGTCTTGCGTATTCAAGTAAAGTAAGATAAGATTGCACAAAGTCTTTACCCTCTAAAGAGTTAAGTTCTTGATTAAATCGTTCCGTACCTTCTTCTATAATTATATTGACAAAGTTGTCTATTAACAACCTTTTTTGGCTAACTGCACCTTGTGGTCTGCCATTCGGATTTCCGCTTTTGCCTTTTTCAAACATTTTGTTTCTTTTTGTTATTTACAACAAAGGTAGCTATTTTATTACATTTCTTGAAAGTTCGTATTCCTTTCGTAAATAGTTAATCTTTTGAGTAAGCACATCAATGAAAGAATTGGTTGAAAACCTAATGTTCTTAACCTCTGCTAATCGTGCTTCAAGTTTACCCTCAATTACTCTATAAGGCTCACTCATTATAATAGCTTGTTTCTCTTTGTTGCCTTGCGTTCCTTCGCCTTCTACAAATAACCTTGCTTCTTCTATTTTTCTTGTTGTATAAGCATCTATGTAGCCTTTGTGAATCTCTGCTTCCATTTCATTTAAAAGGAATAAATACCCAGCTAACTTTAAATTAGAGTTTATTAAATCTTCTATTGCGTTGGTCTTATTGGCTTTTATTATTTCAGCTTTTATCTTATCTATCATAAACCTATTGAATCAAAGTAATCAAAACAATATATTGGTGTCAATTCGCCTATGTAAGAGCCTTGAACATTATACTCAAAGTATTCTAATGCTTCTTCTTCACACATATCTATCATTAATATCTCAATACACTTTTTAACCGAATAGATTATTCTTTGTGAACTTTCATCAAAGCCTATAACAGCGTTGTCAAAACCATCTATAAATATTGAATAGTCTACTATTTCTTTTATTCTATCTATCATAATTCAGCTACCTTTTGAGTGTATGTATCTATGTAAATTTGGTAATCTAATTTGCCCATCTTTTTTATTTGATGCCTTTTGTATTCAAGATATTCCATACCACCCTTACCTATTTCTTTTTCAAGTCTTTTATAATACTCTATGTAATTGCCACTTCTTGCAATATTACAACCATAGCACTGTGGTCTACAATTTTGTTCATCCCATCTTAAACTTAAAATACTTCTTGAATAGAAGTGTCCATTTTGTATCTTTTTGTAATGATAGACTTTGTCGCAAGTAAAGCATTTAACATTTAAGTCTTCATCTGCATATTTTAGTCTAATGTAAGTAGAAAAAATAGTGTCTAACTTCTTTTTTAAGATTGTTGTACTCATTTTTTTGGTCTCTTAAACTTAATTAAACTTAATAACCATAAAGGTAATATAAATGGAGCAATAATAATTGAAGGCAATATGCTACCTAATACATCAGCTAATGTAAATTCATCTTTAGATTCAAACCTTCCAGGATTCTTAATAAGATAATATACTCCCAAAATTGTACTTGCAATCCAATAAATAATTAATAGTGTCATTTTAAA